AAACCAATGAAAAAGATTGAAGAAACAGTCGAAAGAAGATTTCTGGTTGTAAACACTGAAATCAGGGCTGCCGAAGCGAAAGGCGAAAGCCGTACCATTATCGGGAGTGCCGTTGTATTCGACAGCATCACAGATATGCGCTGGTTCAAGGAGAAAATTGATTCAGCCGCCTTTGACGAAATCCTTGCCGATCCAAACCATGACGTTGTTGCGCTTGTCAACCATGATACAAACCTTGTTGTTGCCCGCCGGTCAGCTGGCACCCTGAAGCTTTACAAGGAAGGCAACAAACTCATGTATGAGTTTGACGCGCCAAAAACCACCGCCGGAAACGACCTTCTTGAAAACGTGCGGAGTGGCAACATCAAAGGCAGTTCCTTCCAGTTTGAAGTTGCTGAACAGAAATGGACCTTCGACGATAAGGATGACCGGAACGACCTTCGCACTGTGCTCAAAGTTTCACGCCTGTGGGATGTTGGCCCGGTAGTGTTTCCCGCTTATGTTGACACATCAGTTGCACAGCGGAGCCGCCCTGAGCGCCCGAAGCCTTTTGACGAAACTGCGCTGAGATCGCGTGAACGTGACCTTGAAATGAAATCAAAATTAGTTTAAACCCAAAACCCAAACAGAAAAATGAAACGTTTCAGAATCATCATGGCAGTATGCCTTACTTTACTGATTGCCGCAGTGGCAATCCCTTTTGCAACCAGCTTCTTTGAAGCCGGGAGCATTGCCCAACTCATCACCGGCGCTGCCGTGGCGCTGGCTACCGTGCCCGTTTTCGGGAATCTGGAAACTTCGCTGCAAATCAAAGAAAAGCGCGGGGACCTGTATAAGCAGATGACCGCCCTGAACGATCTGGCGAAAAAAGAAAAACGCGACTTCACCGATGAAGAACAGCGCAGTTATGACGATCTTGCCGGACAATTCGACAAACTTGGTGACCGACTAAAGAAGATTGAAGCTGATGAAAGGCGGGCTGCTGAAATGGCCGGGGCTTTCCACAGTGATGCCAATAAAAATCAGGAGAAAAAGGAGATCAGGAAATACAACTTCTTCCGCGCTATTAAAGCTAAAGCAGACGGCAGAAGCCTTGACGGTCTTGAGCTTGAAATGCACCAGGAAGCTGAGAAAGAAGCAAGAGAATCAGGAATATCAGTATCAGGACTTGGAGTGCCAAATATTATTTTAGCTGACTATGCTGAGCGCCGTGCCATGACTGCCACCGGGCAGACATCCACCGCAGGTGACCAGGGCGGTATGCTGATACCTACCGATAAAGACGGTTTAATTATGGCCTTGCGCCCGAGATTAGTGCTCAGTCAGATGGGTGCAAAAATGTTTGGCGGCATGGTTGGTAATCTTGACCTTGTAAAAGGTACATCCACTTCAGTGGCATGGGAAACTGAAAATGGTGATTCAAACGAAACAGGATCTACAACCAGTAAGATCAGCGTATCACCGCAGAGGCTTGCTGCACATGCTCCGATTTCAAAGCAGTTACTGCTTCAGACAAATATCGGGCTTCAGGATGATGTTTTGAACGACCTGCTTGCCGCTGTTGGGCAGGCTGTTGAGGCAGCTGCCATTAATGGTGCCGGTCACGGAAGCAACCAGCCGCTTGGTATTCTCGGAACATCGGGAATTGGTTCTGTTGCAGGTGGCACCAATGGTGCAAATCCCACATGGGCGCACATTACAGCACTCGAAGCAGCTGTTGAAATCGCCAATGCAGACCAGAATATGCTGGCATATCTGACCAATAACAAGGTGAAGAATCAGCTGAAGAACACCAAGCTCGACACCGGTTCAGGGTTGTTTATCTGGCCTCAGAACAACAACGAATTGAATGGATATAAAGCCTTTACCAGTAACCTGGTGCCTCATGATCTTACCAAAGGCAGCACAACCGGGGTTAGCGTTTGCAGCGCAATTGTTTTCGGTGATTTCACCAATCTGCACATCTACAACTGGGGCGGCATGGATATCACTGTTGACCCGTACACCCTTGCCGGAAACGCCCAGATTAAACTGGTTGTAAACACCTGGTGGGATGTTGCCGTAAAACATCCGGGTGCTTTTGCTGCAATGCTTGACGCCCTCACTACTCTGTAAACCTTGCCGGGATAAATAGCCATCACTCCCGCCCCTTTATGGGGCGGGAACCCGATGGCACAAAACAAAAAGCTATGAAAATAGAATTTGTAAAAAGTGCGGCAGGAATCGGGTTTGCTTACAGCCCGGGAATGCAGCTTGACTGTGGGAAGCCTTTCGGGAAAGAAATGGTTGAACTCGGTTATGCTGTTGAACTGGAAGAAGGTTCATCCAACCTTCCTGAAGATCTGCCAATGCGCGAAGTGCTTATTGCTGCAGGTATTGACAGCATTGAGGCGCTTAAAGAGATTGCCACACCTGAAAATCTTGAAGCCCTGAAGGGAATCGGTAAAAAGTCAGCAGAAAACATTATCAAATATCTGGATAAGTAATGAAACGGACAATCAGCGTTACATGGGATGCCGTGACGGTTGCAGAAGCAAAAACCCACATTCAGGGGCTTGAAGGCATTACGTCAGAAGATACCTATATCGGCACCCTTATCGCTGCTGCACGCGAAGTTGCTGAAGCATTCATATGGCGTACAATCGTATTATCAACATACGAACTGCGCCTAAGTAGCTTTTCAGATAAGATTATTCTGCCCGCACCACCCGCAGTGGCAATCACATCAATCAAGTACATCGACACCGCCGGAGTAGAACAAACGCTTGATCCAACTGATTACAAGCTGATTGACTTTGAAGAACCAGGCTTTGTGATTTCGGCACCCGGCACCAGCTGGCCAGACACCCGTGGTTCAGAAGGGGATATCACCATCACATTCACCGCCGGTTATGCTGCCGCCGCAAATGTGCCTGCCGCATTCAAACAGGCTATTCTGCTGATGGTCCGCACATGGTTTGATCAGCGTGACAACGTGACAAACCGCACAGTTAACGAAATGCCGAAAGGTTCAGAATTCATCCTTCGCCCGTGGCGCTGCAACAAGTTTTAACATGGCACTCGACAGGAAAATAAAGCTGATGAGCAGAAGCACCACAAAAGATGCAAGTGGTGAACGGGTTATCGAATACAAGGATCTTATTGAAACCTGGGCTGAAAAAGTTTACAAGCGTGGCGGTGAACAAACGGCAGCGGCGCAAATGGTTGGAACGATCACTGAAACATTCAGAATCAGATATCGCACCGGAATAAGTCAGATCAATGCCGTGGATTATGATGGTCAGCGATATTTTGTAAAATCAATTCAGGAAGAAAACAGGAAACAGTTTTTAATTCTCGAATGTGAAAAGAAAGATTCAGAGTAATGGCTAAAGTGCATGACCTTGATGGTTTTAATGAAGCAAAAAAGCTTCTGAAAGAATTGGATAAGGTCACACAAAAGAAAGTAGTTCTTTCAGTATTGCGAAAATCGTCACGCCCGATTATCAATTCTGCAAAATCGAAGGTCAGACCGTTTAGCAAACGTGTTGCCAGAAGCATCAGGTTTGGTCAGATAAGGTCAGCTAAAAAGCTTGCAGGAAGCATAAAACCCCGTGGAAAGGATGCCTGGTTTTCTCATTTTATTGAGTTTGGAACTTCAGGGGTAGTCAAAAAAGCCGGTGGATACAAGCGCGAAAGCGACAATCCGGCATTTGCATGGGTTGGTAAAATAGCCAAAGGGAAGAAATACAGGCAAGATCAGCCTGAAAAACCATTCATGCGCCCGGCAATCGCTGAAAAGAAAGGCGAAACAAAAAAACTGATTAACAAGGGCTTTATTGAAGATATTCAAAAACTGATTAAAAGGTTTAAAAAATGACCGGAAAAGTAATCTATAACCTATTAAGCAACAGCACTGCTTCCACACACGTAGCAGACCGGATTTATCCGGCACGGCGCTTACAGGAAGATGATTTGCCGGCAATTACTTACAGCCAGGTCAGTAACACCCCGACCAACACAAAGGATGGTCCTTCAGTGCTCGACACGGAGAGATTCACCATTCACGTATGGTCAAAAGAATACCTGAACGCCATGACAATCGCCGGGATTGTGCGCGATGTTCTTGACAGATATACAGGGCTTATGGAAGGGGTTATGGTTGACAGCGCTTCATTTGTTGATCAAAATCACTTGTATGAAGACTGGGCAGAAGTACATCACATTGCAATTGATTTCAATTTCAGGATAAAAAGAAACCCTTAAAAATTTACAGCTATGGCAATGCAAACAGGAATCATAAATGCCACAACCATCAAGATCAAAGTTGGTGGCAACGTCATTGGAAAGGCGCTCAACGGAACCCTTTCTGTGGGGCATTCGCTGAACACTTCCGTGAACAAAGATGACGGTGGCTGGGAGAAATCCACTGCCGGAGCACGTAACTGGTCAATCACCGGTGACTGTGAGTTTGCTTTTGATGAAGGTCACGGCGCTGATGACATCATGGATCTGATCATCAGCCGGGCATCTGTTGCGGTTGAATTCAGCACCGATATTGCTGGTGATTACGAATGGACTGGAAACGCTTACGTTGAAAGCTTTGAAGTTTCGGGCGATGCTGAAACAAACCTGACTTACAGCTACACGCTGAAAGGAACCGGAGCACTGAGCAGGGCAACCATAACAGGATAAGCTATGGCAACAATCGGAATTGTTAATGCGACAAACATAAAGCTTTACGTGGTGACCTCTGCCGGTCCACCGCCAAAGCTTGACCCTGTTGCACATCAGCTTTCAGGTACCCTCAGTGTCGGGCATTCGCTTAACACTTCGGTAAACAAAGATGATGGTGGATGGGAGAAATCCACCCCTGGTGCACGTAACTGGTCAATCACCGGGGACTGTGAGTTTGCTTTTGATGCTGAATACGGGCTTGATGAACTGGAAGCCTTTATTCAGAGCCGTGCCCGCCTTGCGGTGCGCTTTTCTACTGAAGAAAGCAACGATTACCATTATCGCGGATATGCCTACCTCGAAAGCATTGAACTTACAGGCGATGCTGAAACAAACCTGACATTCAGCTACACCCTGAAGGGCACCGGAGTTCTGACAAAAGAAATCACTGCTTCAATCAGTAATATTGGTTCAACCAATGTGACGGCTTCGGGCGCTGCTCTGTCTGCTGATGTAAATCCGGAAGATAAAGACTCTACGGTAGTATTTGAATACGGCACAGATACCGACTATGGCAGTGAGCTTGCCGCAACACAATCACCGCTGTCTGCCGGTACTGATGATGTGACTTGCACAGGTACACTTTCAGCACTTACAGCTGACACTGCATATCACTGGCGGGTTAAGGTTGGAAACGATCTTGGCATTGTTTACAGTGATGATCAAACATTTACAACGCTTGAATCATGAAAAGATTCACATTAAACATAAAGGGGCAGGAAACACCCGTAACAATAAACTTCCTGAGCCAGCGGAAATATGCTGAAAAGGTTGGTTTGAAATACGTGCACGAAGTCAATGACAGCCTTCGGGTTGAAGTTGATGAAGTAACAAAGATGCCCCTTACATCTTTTGAAGTGTTGGAGAAGTTTGCGATCCTGATACACTGCGGTATTGTTGAAGATTGCAGGCTTAACGGGACTACCACTGAACTGACCGTTGAAGATGTGTGTGAAATACTTGACAACATTGCCGAAAGTAAAAAGGCGATGGAAGCAATATTCGGCACTCTGCCCGTGGCTGATGAGGATGCAGGAGATGATGAGGGAAACCAGAACAGCCCGGTGAAAAATCCGGGCTGACCTGGGATCAGATTGAAGGCATCGGCATAGGGGTGCTTCAGATAGCTTACAAAGAGTTCTATGAAATACTTGATCTGCGGATCATAATCAATGCGATCAGGGAAAATTACAAAATGCGTAATGAAGAAAGCCTTGATAAGTGGCGGCAGATGCGGTATATGGCGATGTTGTATTACAACAGCCAGGTAAAAAAATCAGAACAGATACGCGACCCACGGAAGTTTATGCTGCTTCCGGGTGAAAAGCTTCCGAAACCGCCAAAGCTGAGTAAGGATAAGTTTGAAAAACTGATTGTGAAAGATGGCTGAGAATACCGGACTTGTTTTTAAAATGTACACCGACCTTACGAATTACAGTAAGGGGCTGAAGAAGGCAGGCAATGAGCTTGATTCCTTCAATAAGC